AAAACAATATTTGACACAAATAATTTTTTAGCAGGATTTACACAACATGGTGGAATTAAACCTCCAAAAGAAATTTTGACAATGATTAATGAAATAAATAAAATGGTTGATAGTGTTGGAAGTCCAGCAGATTTGAGAAGAGTTTCAAGCGAATTGTTTCTAAAAACTCAATCACATTTCTTAAATAATCGTATCGGCGAATTTGTTAAAGAAATAGAAAAAGATCAACTTATTAAAGATGGTTTCAAATTTAAACCAGGTGATATTATTGCTGAACTCACTACAGGTCAAATGGCTGGTAATAATTCTACTGAAGCATATAAATGGGGTCTTTACATCGAACCTAATATTGATCCCAATACTAATACTATTATCGAACATAAAATATATACTACTGATTCAAAATATTATGGAGATAATAAACCATTAACCATCAAAAATGTTAGTGATGGCTCAATATTTCGTTCATATACACCAGTAGAACAAAATTATAAACCAAATCAAAAATTAAGTGAAGATGATATTCTTGAAACATATATTGTTAGCAATGACATTTAATAATCTATTATCTGTTATCTGAATAATAAAAAATAATATATATTATTTTTTATTTTATACTATTCTATATTCTATAAAAAAAATTGTTTAATCGTCTCTATCTTCCGATTTGAATACATCCATACCATCGTCCGTATCATCGACATCAACATCTTTTTCAATATCAGTGTCGAGTGCCTCTCTAGCTTCTTTATTATCTTCATTTTCATTAAGAATAGTTTCTTTTTGTTCGCTAGATAATTTAGATTCATCAATTTCATCAAAATAAAGGTCAACTTCATTTTCTTCATCTTTATAACTAATATTTTTAACTAAAAGATTAAATTTACGGACTTCGTTGTTAAAGAAAATAGTTTCATTCATATTATATTGAGTAAATAGTTGCGAAATGATTAATGAAATTAGAGAGACCAAAATAGTTTGATTATATGAGTCATTATTAATATTGAATATTTCATCAATTTGTTGACATAAATAAAATATGATTGAGTTATCATTATTATTTAATTTAACAAGATTACTGACATTTAAAAAATTGTTAGAAATATTACCAATATTAATATCATATTTTAATGGTCCAAAATACATAGCTTGAACTATTTCAGTCCAATCTTCAAATATTCTGTTGCCATGTTTATCATAATATTTAAATGATTTAAATTTTTCCATAAACTGTTTAACAAGAGGATTAACATTATATCCATTAAATTTGTTCTTAATCTGATATATCACTGATTGAAACTCTTTGATTATATTTTTTAAATTTCTAATTCTCGTCTTGATTACATTACTGATATCATCAACTATCAGTTTATTATTATCAGTATATTCAAGTCTTATATTAATATTACTGTGTCCTAAATACAATAACTGATCTCTAATTGAATAATTGATTTTTAAATAATTATTATTGTTTTTATGTAATTGGACCACATTACTTGTTGCCTCTTTATAACCTAACAAAAATAATTCATACATGTCATAATATATTGTTATGTTTTTACTCTTATCCAAATAATAATATACATCTCTTTTAAAATTAGATTCATCTTTTTTATTCATCATTTTATTATCACTTTCTAATATTATCATAGGTTCTTTTTTATTACCAAGATGATCGTGATCTATTATATAGACTTTTTTCTTTAGATATAAATTGCTATTATTAATGTTAATATTTGATCCAATTATTTTTTCCATTTTATCGATCAAATTATCTACAACTGTTATGATGTTATTTTTTATAATTTCTTTATTATAATTAGATTGATAATCATTATATAATGATACTTCAATATCAATTTGTTTATTATTATCATTATGTTGTAAAATATTTTTGTTATTTTTTTCTAAGAACAATTTAGAGACATTCATTGCATGTTTTATTAATAATTTTTCATCAATACCCTTACTCGATTTTTCAATCGCAAATTTTGAACCATCCTCTCCAAAATTTTCATATATTTTTTCTAATGTTTTCATATATCTATTTTTATTGAACTCATTTAATTGTTCCAAAGTCATGATTTTTAATAGGTCATCTTCTTCAATATATCGTGATATTAAAAATCGTCCGGGGAACAATGGAAATCGGAGATATTCGTACTTGATTGGTGGTTGTGATTTTTCTAATGAAATAATGAGTGATGGATCTTTTGTTTTAATTTTAATTTTATTACCAATTACTTGTATTTTTTTATCGGTAATAGTCTCTAATCTTTCTAATGTACTACTAGCAACTTTATTTTCATATACAGTTTTTAATTTAATTAAAAATTTTGATGAAACCATCTCATAAATAAAATTTTTATTTTTCCTTGTATTGACTTCCAAAATAGAATTTATTAAATCAACAATCGTATGAATTATATTTTTTTGTAATTGTGGATTGATGGCAGACCCTTTTGACACTAAATTTTCATTTGTATTAAACCATATATTATATTTAATTAATAAAGAACTAAAATAATAAATAACATAACATAATAATTTATAATCAGTGATTGGTTTAATATCACTACCATTATTTATTCTAATCTTTAATTCACTAAATAGTTGCATAGAGAATTTATCAAAAATTGTGTAATTATATAATTTATCATATGTTAATGAAATAATTTGATTTAAATTCATCTCTGACAATATCATAAATATTATATACAAAAATATGTTGTTGTTTTTGTATTTTTTAAATTTATCCACATCTTTTGACGAAAATGTAAATAAATTATTATCCATCTCAAAAATAAAATAGGATGAACGATTTTCATCTATACCATATAATTTATTTGAATTTTGTAATCTTTCTTTTCTCATATTAATATTTCTTACATCGTAAATTTGAGTTTGTAAATTAATTAGATCAATAACATTTTTGATAATGGTTTGTCTACGATACTTATTTGTCAATAAATTACCAATATAATAACCAACATTAGATATAGAAGCAATTCGTTCAATTGATTTATCCATGTTTTTTATAACTTTATTAAATTTTTCATATTCGGCTAATCTTTCTAGGTCAGCTTCAAGAGGTACAATTAGGGTGACATTATTGAGATTATTATCAAAAGAGTCAGCAATATATTTTTTAATGTCAAGAGACTCATAACATGATTTACATAAATATTCATCGTGATTACCAGCATCAAACGAATATTTTTTATAAAACTCATATAATAGTTGTGTAAATTTATTTGTGTCTCTTTTTTTATAATAATTAATTTGGTTCCAAGACAATTGATGTTGACATAATGAATTTAAAAATTCTTCATCAATTGTTTCCTCAGTAATTTTTCCTAAAAGATATTCTTCTTTACTGAGTGTTATTTTAGCTTCTTTAACTGTATTGTCCACATATATAGGAATTTTTATTAGTTTCGAATTCAATCCTGGTATTTTATTTTCATTTTTGTCATATTTGTATTCTAAATATTTACCTATTTTTTTGTAAAACAAGTAACCTATTAAATCGTCATATTGTGACGATTTCTCTATATTCAATAGTGATGATTGTATTAAATTTATGATATATTTGTAATAAAATAATTCATCGGATTTTTCGTTATTTATTTCAGACACAATTTTTTGGTAAGTTTCATTGACTACACCATCATATATTTTAGCTAATAATAATTTAAAATACTCTTCATGATTTATATTTGATAAATTTTCATATGACTGTATTTTAATCACATCATTTTTTTTATTGAATAACCAATAAGGTAACATTTTAAAATCTAAATCTTGTGATATTTGTTTTTTTAATAAACTTAATGATGCAATATATCCATTGTTACTGTTGTTTTTACTCAGATCAATTGTTTTGTTTAATTTAGTACATACTGATCCTAGTCTGTTATATATACTATTATTTATTTTTATTGGATTGATTGCCACTCCAACAATATTAATTATACTATCTTTACCAGCTGATCTTATTTGTAACGGACTTTTGTATTGTGATGGATTTTTTGTCGGATTCATGAATTCAAAATTACATAATCTTATTGCTATCTTAGTATCACTCAATTTAAATGTAAATCCATCTTTATTTGCATCCTTAAAATTTATATATGGATATTTACGGTATGATAACAAATCTTCATAATATTCATTAGATGTTAATGTTTTACCTTGATTAATAATTTTGTTAATAATATTTAGTTCTTCAATTTCATTAACGATAACAGCTTTTCTATATGCTAATGGTGGAAACAATAATTTATCAACTTCATCTATATCCGCTTTTTTATTAGTTTTAACAATATTATAATAATCTGCGACTTTATTTATCTTAGTTACAATATATTTGATCTTTGTATTTTGTTTCTTTGATGGACCACTATCTACATCTATCTTATCATATCTCTCACTCTCTTTATGATATCTTAAAAATTCATCTGTTATTGGTATTAATATATTGTTTTTAAATAATTCATTCACTTTATCATCTATTGTTAATGTTCTTCTTTCTACTTCATTATCATAAGATGATAATAAGTCATACATCGAAGAAGCAATATTTTTATTTTCTAAATTACCAATGAATAAAGACTCAACTGTTGAATAATCTACTTCGTCTATAAATGAATCAACAACTTCTATAAAAGTATATTCTAATTGTGCTAGTTCTTCAACCTCTAATATTTTAAATATATTTATCTTTTCACCATTCTGATACATATTTAATATTATAATTTTTAATATATAATGTTTGTGCTCTTTTGTTTTACTTGATAATATTTTTAATGTTTCTTCGTCTAGAACATATTCTTTGTAAAAATATAATGCCTCTTTAGCTTTATTCGCATGTTCTAATTTAGCTTCAACTATATTGATCTCTTCATCTTTTGTTGATTTCTTGTTTGTATTATAGTTAATTAATTTAACAAAATTTTGGATAAGTTGAGCCTTATCAATCAGAAGGGAAATATTAGTAGTATTATTAACATATGTACCTATTTTTTCATTTTTTATCAGTAATTTTCGCATCGCATCTATATCGTTCTCAAATGATAATAATAACAACATATACATATACATATATGAATCAATCTTTTCAATTATCATTTTTTTGGTGTTCTCATTCATTATCAATGTGTCTATCGGTGTGTAATCTGTTTTTTTTTTCAACTCATTTATCGTATTCTCTATTTTATCTATATTTACAATCTTATTGTTTGTTATCTCACTTAACATGTCAAATGATCTATCTATAAAGATATCAATCGGGTTAAAAAATTGAACGCCGTAATCTTGTATATTCTCATTTTCTCCACTCATTTTCAATATATATAATATAAATAAAAAAAAATAATTTATTATACCATTATTCATTCTTTTTCCTTTTTTTCACTGATTTTTTTATATGTGGCAATTCATCTGTTATAATTGGCGATGAGAAACATCATCAATTATAACAGATGAATTGCATATAAAAAAAATTGAAATTATAAATATTATTTAAACATATATATATTAAGATAGCATATAAATGACACAATTAATGACTGACTCAATGATAAGCCTTTTTATTGAATATTGCAATAAATCACTACCTTCTAACGAAGTAGTATCAAAACCAGAACAAGTTTTTCAATGGCTGAAGATATTATCATCTAAAAGTGATAATAAAGTAGGTTTCAAGAGACTTGGAGATAGAACATTTAAAGTATTTACAGCGTATAGATTATTTCAGAATAATCCACCATCATTTGGTGGCTATCATTTGAATGTACTTTTACCATTTAGAAGTATGGTAATTTATGTTTCTGATGAAACAATTGAACTGAAAAGTTATACTGTTAGACAGATTATGAATACTGATAATCAATCATTTACTGACCATATGGAGGTAAATCGATTGACCGCATCTATATCATATGAAGGTTCTGTTATAAGTGTATCGTGTGAAGAAGGCAATTGGACTTTAAACACAACAACACAAATAGCACCAATGGAAGTAGAAGAAGAAGATGATGGTTCATTATTTTGTAGTTTCAGGAAAGCTTGCACTGTGAAACAATTGAATGATTTGAGGGAGTTATATCCTAATCATACATTTGCATTTGTTTTGACAAATCACAATAGATATTTGTGTGACTACAGTGAAGAATTTAATGGTCCAACAGTAATTTTGATTGGTATCAGAGATAGGAACTCAAAAGAAGTGAATTTTAATCAGGATATTTTTAAAACATCAAAAAATGTTAGTGTTGAAGAAATTAAAGCATTTTTTGCAGAAAAAGAAAATAACTTTTTTACAAATAATTATTTAAATCTACAAGGATTTGTTATGACTGATGCAAATGGAAATGTTTTTAGAACATTTACAAGAGCTTATCATGCAGGAACAATTAAAGTTCCAAATAATCCAAATTTTTTCTTAAGTGCTCTTCAATCATATTTGAGAGGCAGTCTTCATATTTACTTACAATTTAAAAATAGATTGCTAGAATATGATGAAATCAAGAGAGATTGCAGTAATGTTGCAAATGCTATTCGTTCAGTAGTTCAATTCATATTTATGAATTTTACAGATATGAAATATATGAATGTGAGTGGAACATGGAAAAAATCGTATAGTAAATTAAATGAAGCAGCATATGCATCATTATTTAGTGGATATGAGACAGACAAGCAGGTATATAAGAAAGTACTTGCTGGAATTCAATCATTTTCGATTAAAAATAAGATGAACTTATTTAATAATCCAATGAGATTGGAAACAGATACTTATTCATACATTAGAACATTAGCTGAAAAAGATAGTGATTTTGATTTGGTGGTTGAGATGTATCTGAATTACCAATCATTTAAATTAAATATATTTCAAACCTTTGGTAATGTCTATAATAATAAATTTGAAGGTTCAATTTGTGATACTTTTGATAAATATATTAAAAAATCTGTTAATGTTGAAAATGTATCAGCATCGGCAAGTGCATCTAATGAATAAATTAAATGAATAAATAAATTGAATAAATAAATTGAATAAAT